ACCATGACCATAGTAATATGACTAAGGCACAACTGGTAGAGCATGCTGCTGATGTACATGGTTTGGAACTTGATGCAGCTATGACTAAAGCACAAATGATTGAGGCTATTGAATCTATTTAAATAATGAAAATTCTCAGTGAAAAAGTAGCAGTAACAGAAGATAATTATCTCATTGTTGCTGCTAAACATTATAATAATCCTCAGTGTTCCAGTACTGATGAATTCTATGCTGACCTTGATCGTATCAAGTACATCAAAAGAATTATCAATCGGTATATTGAAACAGGTGATTTATCAGAGAGATTATTATTAAATCATATTATTGTATTCTGTAATGTCTTTGGTATTGAAATTGGCGTGAAGATGATGGCAGTAAAGTTAGAATATAAGTACTGGTCTGTCATCAAAACCATTTTAGTATTCTTAAAGTATATTGAAGCTACTGACTTGATTGGTATTGATATGGATGCAAACGTTATTAAAATTCTTAGGAAGATTTAATGTCACTTTCTACAGTTGCTGACAGTATATACACATATAGATTTTTGAAATTGTTGGTAACTCCGTTCAACAAAACAAAAGCCTATGAACTTGGTTTGATTGATGAGAACGGTAAGCGCACAGATCAACCAGTAAAAACACCAGAAGAAAGAGATGCATTTAATCTGTTTCACAGACTTGTGTTTAATTTAAAGAGACTGGTAGGTGCTGCACCGGGCGGTAAAACTAGACTTGCATCTTATGCTGCTGCTTTGGTTCTTCTTAGAGAGAACTATGGAGTGGACAGCAAGTTAGCAATGAGCGAGATGTGTCTAGATGGAGATATGCAGAAAACACTTGATATGATGATGGAACAGTATTCTGAGGATGAAAATCCCAAGAAGAAGAAAAAGAAAAAACCTGTTGAAGAGTTTGGTACGACAACTACTGATGTTGCTCTGCCCCCTGCACATATGAAGTTCAAAGCATTTGTGAGACGCAAAAAGGAAAAGTAGATGTTCGCACTACTTGGATCAGTACTAGGCTTTGGTACTTCATTTGCTCCAAAGATTTTGGACACAATAAATAAAGCACAAGAACAAAAGCATGAATTAGCTAAGATGAAAGCGTCTGCTGAGATTAAGATGCAGATGCAAGATGCTGAATTTGATTATATGAAGGACATGGCACATCATGAAGAACACAAGCGTCTTATTGAACATGATATTGCTATCTCAAAAGAAACAGGGTTCTTTGCAGGACTCAAAAAAGGTGTGCGACCAATTATCACATACTGTTTCTTTGGTTTCTTCTTATTTTACAAAACAGTGTTAGTCATGGAAGCGTTGCGTAGTGGTCAGAACATTTCAGATATTTCGGATATTATCTGGGATGAACAATCACAGGCAATCTTTGCAGCTATCATTTCATTCTGGTTTGGATCAAGGGCTGTAGAAAAATTGAAATAGGGATATTATGTGGACTTACTTAAATGATGAAACCCCAAAAATTAAATACACTTTTCTAGATGCTACAGATGAACTTCTAGAACAACTCACTAAAGATATTAAAAATACTGGCGACAAGCAATCTGGTACAACCAATGTCTATGCCCATATGACTGATTGGCGTACTAGGTTGCGGTCATTTGATACACTTAGTAAACTGGTTCTTAGCGCATTGGATATTGACTCTAAGACTGTTGAGGATTTTGAGCAATGGGGACTACTCTATAAAGATAATGACTGCGCCAAGCCACATGCCCATGACCCTGCTGACTATGCCTTTGTATTCTATATTGATGCACCTGAAGGTTCTGGGGAAATACACTTCCATGATATTGATTATACCTTGACACCACAGAAAAATATGCTAGTTGCCTTTGAAGGTACGGCAATACATGAGGTATACCCTAATACTATATCTGGTATTGAGCGTGTTGCCACAGCAGGAAATATAGTATTGTCAGTTGACAATGTGCAAAAAATAAGATAGTATAAGTAGTTTACTATTTAAAAAATCACTACAAACTAAGAGGTAAGTTCTATGACAACTAATAGTCTAGACATGAGGGATTTCTTGTCCCAAACGAAATTCTATGAAGCATATTCCAGATACATTGATGATGAAAACAGGTATGAAAGTTGGGATGAATCTGTTGACCGTGTAATGGCTATGCACAAGGACTATTACAAAGATAGAATGTCCACAGAACTTGTAACAGAAATGGCTACTGCATCTAATGCTTACAAGGAAAAGCGTGTTCTTGGTGCACAACGTGCATTGCAGTTTGGTGGTGACCAACTCCTAAAACACCAGATGAAAATGTACAACTGTACATCCTCTTATGTAGACCGTGAATCATTCTTTGGTGAATACTTCTATATCCTGCTCTGTGGGGCAGGTGCAGGGTTCTCTGTACAACATCACCATGTTAATAAGTTACCTGCTGTAGCAGAGCGTAAGAAGCAAGCTAAGGGCTATGTTGTAGAAGACAGTATTGAAGGCTGGGCTTCTGCTCTTGATGTTCTCATGTCATCCTACTTTGTGGGTGGTGGTGTGCATCCAGAATTTGAAGGTCGCCGTGTATTCTTTGACATGACCAACATTCGTCCCAAGGGTGCTAAGATTTCTGGTGGCTTTAAGGCTCCCGGTCCTGATGGTTTGCGCCAAGCATTGGACCGCATTGAATACCTGATCCAAGGTGTTGTAATGAATTCAAAAGAGCCTGTACAGTTGCGCCCTATCCATGTCTATGACATTGCTATGCACTGTGCTGATGCTGTGCTGTCTGGTGGTGTACGCCGTTCTGCTACTATCTGTCTGTTCTCTCCTGATGATACAGAAATGATGAACGCTAAGACTGGTAACTGGTTTGTAGATAATCCACAACGTGCACGTTCTAATAACTCTGCTGTGATTGTTCGTGATGAAACCACAGAAGAACAGTTTATGAAAATCATGGATAGCATTAAGCAGTTTGGTGAACCGGGTTTTCTGTTTGTAGATTCTACTGAACACACTAGTAACCCTTGTGTAGAGATTGGTATGTTCCCACAGATTGACGGTCAGTCTGGTTGGCAGGGCTGTAACCTGACAGAGATTAATGGTGGGCTGTGTGTAGATGAAGAATCGTTCTATAAGGCTTGTGAGGCTGCTGCTATCCTTGGCACACTCCAAGCTGGTTACACGGACTTTAAGTTCCTTCCAGACACTACAAAACAAATCTTTGACCGTGAAGCACTCCTTGGTGTGTCTATCACTGGCTGGATGAATAACCCGGAGATTTTGTTTGATGAGAAAGTTTTGGAAAAAGGTGCCAAGATTGTTAAAGAGACTAATGCTAGAGTTGCTAGTCTACTTAACATTAATGCTGCTGCTCGGACTACTTGCGTTAAGCCTAGTGGGAATGCTTCTGTCCTATTGGGAACAGCAAGTGGTATCCATGCTGAACACGCTGAAAGATATATTCGTAATATCCAACTAAACAAAGAATCTGAAGTTGCGCAACTCATTGCTAAAACTAATCCACACATGGTAGAAGACTCTGTATGGTCTGCTAGTGGCACTGATTGGGTAGTATCTTTCCCTATCACACCCAAGCAAGGCTCTATCCTAAAAGATAAGCTGATTGGTACAGACCACCTTGAGTTGGTTGCTAAAGCACAAAAGCATTGGGTAAATGCTGGTAAGAATCCAGAACTATGTGCAGACCCTACAGTATCACATAACGTTTCTAATACTATTCTAGTAGAGGATTGGGATGATGTTGCACGATATGTTTATAGCAATCGGGATAATTTTGCTGGTATTTCTTTCTTGTCAACTTCTGGCGATAAGGATTTTAATCAAGCGCCGAATACTGAAGTTATCGACGCTGAAAAGATGGTTGAAAAATATGGCGTGGCGGCTGTTCTAGCATCTGGTCTGGTGGTAGATGGCCTACAGTCCTTTGATAACCTCTGGTCAGCCTGTATGACTGCACAGGGCTATGGTGAAGACATTTCAGCAGAAAGCCAGAAGAACACCATGAAAAAGGATTGGGTGCGACGGTTTACCTCATTTGCTGATAAATACCTTGAAGGTGACCTGAAGAAAACTGAGTACTGCCTGAAAGATGCATATCTTATTCATAAGTGGGAAAAGATCAAAAGGTCATACATACAAGTTGAATGGATTTCTGAACTGTCAGAAAAGAAGTTTACTGATGTAGATACTCTGGGCGCTGCTGCATGTGCGGGTGGTGCCTGTGAAATTGATTTTTAAGGAGAGTATATGAAATACCGAATTATCTGTGATGACTGTGAAGTAGAAAGTGTTGTTCATCTAATCTATGATGAACCCCCTAATCACTGCCCATACTGTGGGTCTGAAGTTACAGATGATGAAGTTTCAGAATACGACGCAGGATGTTTATGTGATTAGCATCTAATATAAGTAACCTCAGTTGAAACACACTGAGGTTATTTTTTTATGTCTGATCATTATACAGGGTGGTATTATAAGTTTGCAGAGTATGACCCTGAAACTGCCCCTGAAGAATATGTTGGGTTTGTTTACCGTATCCAAAACTTAGATACCAATCAAAAGTATATTGGTAAAAAGCTTCTATGGAACCGCCGTAAGACTAAGGTAAAGACCAAAGCGGGTGGAACAAAAACCAAGTATGTGACAAAAGAATCTGA